AATAGATGACAAGTTGACTCGGTCTATTCGGAGGAGAATAGATGACAAGTTGACTCGGTCTATTCGGAGGAGAATAGGCTAGTAAAAGTGTAGGGGATTGGGTTATGCGAGGATGCATAATGGTTGACTCGTTTGATAAGTCTATTTACGTTTTTTGGCTCTCTTTTTTGGTTCATCAAGAAGTAAAACATTAGTAAATCTCACCCTTATTTCAGTGTTACCGTCCCCAGCCGCTAGCATTTCACTGGCTATACAGCCCACTTCTTGAGTTGATAGGTTTCCGGCCCATTCCGCGTTCTTTACTTTTTTGTTATCCTGATACACTTGAATAATACAAAATCTATTTTCCATTTTCATATCTCCAATTAATTAAACTCCGATTATATAAACCTCCCCACACTCCCGAGAGAGAAGCGCGGGGAGATCAGGACTAACAGGGAGTCAAAATCTGTTAGTCTTTAATTTGTATTTTGAATTCTTTTACTAATGCACGAGTGAATAAGTCATTCTCGCCTTTAAACTCCCACTTAGCATCCCCGCGAAAATAGTCCTTGGCATTACTGAATCGATACCATGCGTCTTCGCGAATTTCGTACGAGAAAATGCGGTAAACTATATCAGATATACGCTTGTATCGGGGGGAATTAGGTCGATAGTAATCGGGATTTTTAAAGCCTAAATCCTTTAAAAAATCCTTAATCATATACCGGGAATTGTATTCCCATGTTTCATTGACTTCGTCTAATTCCCTTTCAGAGTAGTCCGACTCATCTAGAATAGGGTATTCGTCTAAACGATTGAGGAGCTTCAAGGCTATTTTTAGTTTTTTAGTGTCATGGATTGCTACTCGTAACTCCTCAACCCATCCGACGGCCCAATGACTTGAGCGGGTTATGATAACAGGGCAATGGCAATCATTTTCATCGCATTCACAGTCAGATTCTCCACCTAATTCAGCCAAGGCAACTTCAAAATTTGATTGCTCCAAAATTTGAGAGTCTCGCGACCTTCCAAGTATAGCGATATGATTGTGCCATTCACTCCCACAATAGTTATCTGGGCGCTTATATTTTTTGGTGGCCAATAAGTCTTTTATTGTTTTATATTTCACGATTGCACCCTCCCCAAAATCAAATCAGCTGCTTTTTGCGCTTGCGATGATGCCTCAGCGATAAACTTTGGGGGGTTATTCCTCAAAACTTTCAACCACGATTGAATATAAGACGCCGATTGATCCAAAGTTACCGCATCGATTTGAGTATGTCCGCATAAGAACGCGCTAGTCAGTTCAGCGACTAACTCCTCCTTTGAGTACTCATGTGACCCGAAACTAGCTATTTTTGAAGTCAATTCAGGTCGAGCAAGTCTTGATTCATGCCCGGTAGCGTGCCCTAGCTCATGGAATAAAGTTGCATAATAGTCGGTTGATTTTTCAAACGCTTCACGCTCAGGCATTGAGATGGTATCGCGCAAGGGCATATAACATGCGCGAGATCCGCCATGCCTTAAAGTTAACCTTTGATCGGTTTTAAAAAATGAATCAAGCAATGACTCGCACGATTCAATCTTTTGGAAATCAGTTTTTGCCTCAATTTGAGCGGGCTTGATTAGTTTTTTAACTGATTCAATTCCGTCAACTTGATCCGAATTGAACACATTAGAGTGTTTGGCGAATCCAAATTCCTCTTTTGTCCCATCTTCCAATTCCTTTTCACCAAATTGAAAGTACACAACGGGTATTGATTTTTCTCCCTTTTTTACATTGCCGCCGAGATCTTGCCATTGCTTATAGGTTCCCCAAAATTTTGAGGAGTAAGATTGGCCCGCGCAAAAGGTCATTAATGCATTGACTCCGCGATACTCTTTGAGACTTGCTATATTTTTGTGCTCGCCCAATCCAATGGAATCAGTGGCCCAAGGCTTACGCCACGGGGTGGTGCCTTTGTCGAGACATTCTATGATTCGATCGGTTATTAATTGATACGGGTTGACTTTACTCATTGGTTTTGACTCCTTTGTTAAAGTGACAAAAATTGTCACCTCACACTGCGTTGAGTGTAACCAAAGTTCTAGCAAGCCACATACCGACTCCTAAAATCGTATATCTATTTGATTCCATTATCTTTAAACTCAAGTACTTTATAAGTCGCTATTGTAAAACTTACCCACAGAGTTGACAAAAAACGGCAACCTAGCGTAATCATTGAGATTTGTTGTGACAATTTTTGTCACTCACTTATATGCCAACTATAGTTAGTAGTCTGTTAATTAATATTAGCAATGTTATGAAGAAGTTTTAACACAGAGGCTCGATTATATTTGAGGTAGGGCGCTAGCTAATCGGTTTTACTCTTCAAAAAAGACCCGGCCTCCCCCGGCGTACCCCTGGAAATTCCAGCGATTTCAGAAAATACGGACCTGTTACAAGGGTTGTTTTTATTTTTATAAAATTTTTTATAAATTGATTTTGTATTCAAAGAGGAGTATATATACACTATGTTGCCACAACCCCGTCTTATTGGATACGCCCGAGTTTCGACAACCCACCAAAATCTCGACGTTCAACTCGAAGCTTTGAAGAAAGCTGGATGCACCGAGATTTATGAAGAAAAGGATTCAGGAGCTAACGACGATCGCCCCGTTTTCTTCCACATCACCCAAATCGTATTGAAACCAGGGGATACACTGATCGTATATAAATTTGATCGTATGTCGCGTTCTCTTGATCATCTCAGCGCAACGGTTAAATCTCTTAAATCAAGAGGCATCTTCTTTCGTTCGATCAATGAATCTTTCGATACCAGCTCTCCAATGGGGGAATTCATGGTCAATATTCTAGGATCAATCGCTCAGCTCGAACGCGACATGATTCACGAGCGTTGTAATGCCGGGATCAAAGCCGCCCTTGCCCGAGGAGTTAAGTTCGGAAGAAAAGTAAAAATAACTCAGGAATCTCTTGATGAGCTTATGTTCAGAGTACGAGAGAATAAAGAACCGATTTCCAAACTTGCTCCGGCGTATGGGGTGTCGAGGAAATATGTATACGATCAATTGAAAAAGCACAGACCCACCTACGGGGACCCAATCACCGAGCAAGTAGCCGAGTCCACCCCGATTAGAGAAGTAGAGCCCGAAGTCTCTTGGATAAAGAAAGGCAATTCGCATTATGGATCTTAAGTTTCGTGTTCCCCCAGAAGCTACGATCAGACAAATCATGATCGACATGATTGAGCACGGGATCAACCCCGCCCTCAGGATGAACAACACGACAAAAGGGGAATTTTTCAACCACATTGGTTCAAAGCCAGAACTGATGCAGCTTTATCTTGCTAATCAGCAAATCAGAGCAGAAGTGCTTGCTGATGAAATTGTAGGTCTTGCTGACGATGATTTTTCAGATATTGATAGAACGAAGGTAAAGATCCTCGCCCGCCAATGGTTCTCATCGAGAATCCTCTACAGGAAATACGGGGACAAGCTTTCTGTCGAGCATATTCAGGTTGTAGATATTAAAGGCGCGATTGAGGAAGCTAAAGCGCGGGTAAATCAGACATTTGAGCACAAGATAGAAACTAAACCCACTCTTGTTATTCCTACCGACCTTGAATATTTAGAGCCGAATCTTGAAGACGAGGGGGATCGGGAGAACGAAAAGCTTCGAGTTTCAGGGCCTACCTCCTTGGGTCGGCATATAGAAAACAAGAATCCCGATACTTGGGCTGAGCAGCAAATAAAAGAGTTACCCCCTCAGTATCATCCCCCTGAGTTAGAGGAGCTAAAAGAGGACGAGATAGACATTTTCTCGTAATTCCCTCAGACTAGCCTTATATGGCGGGGTATATATTAGGCATCGACCCGGGATTTTCTGGGAGTTTGGCAGTATACAACCCAGTCAACCACACCTTAATCTCAGTGATTGACATGCCTCTTCTCCCTAAGGTCAAAGATAAAAAGACATTAATTGACACTCATGCGCTTGCGGATTGGATAGCATCGCACTCTCTTAATCTTTCTCACGCGGTACTTGAAGCAGTAGGATCAATGCCGGGGCAGTCTTCATCATCCACCTTCAGATTTGGTCAGGGGTTTGGGATTATACAAGGGATACTTGGGGCGCACAAGATACCGATTAAGCTGATTCATCCAAGTGTGTGGAAGACAGTACTTGGACTCAGCCAAGACAAACAAAAATCGTTAACCCTTGCCGTTAAGCTTTTCCCAAGTGATGCTTTGCTTTTTTCTAGGAAGAAAGATGATGGACGAGCAGAGGCGGCACTGCTTGCGTATCTAGGCGGGATGATGAAAAAGACGGGAGTTATTTAGTTTGGACGCGGATTCAGTAAAAAGGTTATTAGTTGAAACTCTTGATCCTAAGATCGCCGACAATCCGTACAATTTCGTTCTTTTTTCATTCCCCTGGGGGAAAAAGGGAACTCCTCTTGAGCATCACAAAGGACCGAGATCCTGGCAAAAAGAGGAGTTACTTGCGATGGCAGAGCACTTAGTTAAAGTGCAGGAATGTAGGAAAAGAGGAGATGCGATTCCTTCTTACCAATCTGCTACAGCTTCAGGCCGTGGGGTGGGTAAATCTTCAATGGTCGCTTGGATCATTCTCTGGTTTTTAACGACAAGGTTAGGTTCAACGGTGATTGTTGCTGCTAACTCAGAGGCTCAGTTAAAGACAAGGACATGGGCGGAATTAGGGAAATGGCTTGCGCTTAGTATTCATAATGAGTGGTTTGAAAAAACGACGATGAGTTTAAGACCGAGTAACTGGTTAGCGGACGCGCTTAAGAAGCAGATGGGGATTGACGGGACGTATTGGTACGCGAATGCGACTCTTTGGACGGAAGAAAACCCCGACGCTTTTGCGGGACTACACAATAGTTACGGGGAACTTGTGATCTATGATGAGGCTTCAGGTATACCGTCTTCTATTTGGGCGGTGACTGAAGGGTTTTTCACTGAGCCTCATGCTGAGAAATTCTGGTTTGCCTTTAGTAACCCGCGTAGGAATCAAGGTGCTTTCTTTGATTGTTTCCATTCGCATAAAGGTTTTTGGAGAACGAGGAACTTAGATTCAAGAACGGTAGAAGGAACGGATGTAGCGCAGCTTAACCGAATGGTTGAGAAGTATGGCGCGGACTCAGATGAAGCAAGGATTGAGGTATACGGTCAATTTCCAAAAACAGGAGATAGGCAGTTTATATCTCAGGAATTGATTGATAATGCAGCTACAAGAGAAGCAAATCATCTTTACAATGCAAACGCCCCTTTGATTATGGGGGTAGATCCGGCTCGGTTTGGATCAGATTCAACGAATATCTGCTGGCGGCAAGGAAGGATTCAGGGGAGAGGTTACACACCTCCTATGGAAAACTATAGGGGCAGAGATAATATGTTCATTGCGGATAGGGTTGCGTTTTTAGCAAATAAGTATAATCCAGACGCAATATGCATCGACTCAGGAGCAGGAGCGGGGATTATTGATAGGCTCAGACAAAGAGGGTTTAAAGTCCACGAGATTCAATTCGGGGGTAAAGCTGAAGATTCCGACGCTTATTTGAATAAGCGGGCAGAGATTTGGGGCAGGATGAGGGATTGGTTAGAGGGGGCTGCGATTGACGATGACAAGGAATTGAGAGAAGATTTAGGTGCCCCCGAATATACTTACATGGGAACTACGGATAAGCTTAAACTTGAGTCCAAAGACGACATGAAGAAGCGGGGAGTGGATTCAACGGATAAAGCAGATAGCTTAGCTTTAACGCTATCTGTGAACGTGGCTCAAAGGGGAGTTTTTACTAAGAGGCGAGAATCGCGGATAGCGCGAGACGTAGATTACAACATTTTCGGGGGGTAGAGTATGTCATCAAGTGGCGGCGGTGGGGCAGTAGTTCATCCATGGGAAATGATCGGCGGTATCCTAGGCGGGAAGAACGTATTTAACACCATGACAACCGCGTCGGACTATAGACGAGATACGGAAACTGAACGGCTTGCTGAACTCAGGAAAAAGACTTCTGATGTAGCGCCCCCTCCTCCCACATCGGAAGATGAGCGGGTCCAAGAAGCGGGAAGACGAGCCGCCCCAGGCAGAGGAAGAACTGCAAATATGCTTACAGGCGGGCAGGGGTTAATAAACGAGCCTTACACGACTGCTAAAAAGAGTTTGTTGGGCGCGTAAATGAAACAACAATCCAAACAAAAAGACGAGTTAGCAAACGATATTATCAAGCGCCTTGAGTTTTTAGAGGGCGATAGATTAGTTTCAGAGTCGCATTGGCAAGAGATTGCTGAAAGGATGCTTCCTTCTCAGTCTCGGTATTTTAGTAATCAAAGAAGTTATACTCAGGGCGATAAGCGGAACGAGTTCATTTTTGATTCGACGGCGCAGATTGCGCTAGGACGGTTTGCTTCTATCGTTGATTCGTTACTCACGCCGAGGAATCAGACATGGCATAGGCTTCTTGCCTCTGACCCATATTTAAATAAAGACAGAGCGACTAAGCTTTATTTTGAAGAAGTAAACAGGCTTTTGTTTAAACATCGTTACGCTCCTCAAGCAAACTTTGCATCCCAGAACCAGCAAAACTATCTTTCGGTAGGAGCGTATGGAACAGGGTGTATGTATGTTGATAATTTGGCAAATGGAGCGGGGTTAAGATACAGAGCCGTCCATCTTGCCGAGATCTATTTTGCTGAAAATCATCAAGGGATGGTGGACTCAGCGTATAGGGTTTTTAGGTTAACGGCTCGTCAGGCGAGGCAGATGTTTGGAGAAGAAAATCTGCCAGATAAGATCGTATCTGCCCTTTCTTCTAATCCTGATAACAAGTTTGAGTTTGTTCATTGCGTGAAGCCTAACGAAGAAATTGAGTACGATAAGTCCGATTACAGGGGGATGGAGTACGCTTCTTACTACATTGCCCGCGAAGAAAAGATGATCGTGAAGGATAAAGAAGGCTTCAGCACTTTCCCTTACGCCATCTCTCGGTACGAGCAAGCCCCAGGGGAAGTGTATGGAAGATCGCCCGCGATGAATGTTCTTCCCGCTGTGAAAACTTTGAATGAAGAAAAGAAGACGATTTTAAAACAAGGGCACCGAGCGGTTGACCCGATCTTGCTTGCTCATGATGACGGTATTGTTGATGGGTTTAGCTTTAAGCCAGGCGCAATCAACGTAGGCGGCGTGAGTGCTGAGGGTAGAATGCTTGTGCATCCTCTCCCTGTCGGGAACATGAGTATTGGCAAAGATTTGATGGACGATGAGAGGGCGGTTATTAACGATGCTTTCTTAGTCACCTTGTTTCAAATCTTGGTTGAAACTCCTCAGATGACGGCTACCGAAGTAATGGAGAGAACCCGTGAGAAGGGGATCTTACTTGCACCTACGATTGGCAGACTTCAGTCTGAATATCTTGGGCCGATGGTAGATCGTGAGCTTGATCTTTTATCGCGTCAAGGTTTGCTTCCTCCGATGCCTCCTGCGTTAAGAGAAGCTAAAGGGGATTATAGGCTTGAATATGACTCGCCGCTATCGAGAGCGCAAAGAGCGGAAGAGGCGTCAGGTTTGATGAGAACGATCGAATCGGTTCTCAATATCGTGAACGTAACGCAAAATCCTGCGCCGCTTGATCATTTCAATTGGGACGTAATTGTTCCAGAGATTTCCGAGATTCAAGCTGTGCCGTCGCGTTGGATGAATTCGCTTGAAGCTGTTCAGCAAATGCGTCAGTCTAGAGCGGATCAAGCTCAAGAACAGACAGCTATTCAGGCAGCACCGGGAGCAGCAGCTTTAATTAAATCCAGTGCTGTAGCTAGGAAATCAGCGGGGTAAGTTTGACGAAAGAAAAAATTAAAGAAGCGTACTTGCAAAGACAGCTTGCGTATTCCCTCACGTTTAACAATGAATCGGGAAAGCAAGTTCTTGAAGACTTAGCTAAATTTTGTAGAGCAAACGAAACTGCGTTTCACGCCGATCCAAGAGTTCATGCGGCTTTGGAGGGTAGGCGGGAAGTTTATCTGAGAATCAAAGATCACTTAGAACTTCCACCGGAAGAATATTTAAAGAAGTGTATTAATTTAAACCTACTCGAAGGGAATAAAAAATGAGCGAAGGAACTGCTAATACCACAACCACGACCGGAACTGCGCCCACGAATGCTACACCCGCTCAGTCGGGCGCACAGGGAGGGGCGGCTGCTGCAACATCTCCCGCCCCTTCCGCCACAACGGATTGGACCTCAGGGCTGCCGGACCTTTCGCGAGGATACGTTCAGAATAAAGGCTGGAAAGGTCCGCAGGATCTTGTCGAGTCTTACCAGAATTTAGAAAAGAACTTCGGTGTTCCCGCTGAAAGATTGGTTACTCTTCCGAAAGATGAAACCGATGCAGAAGGCTGGAATAAAGTCTGGGGTAAACTAGGTAAGCCAGAAAAACCAGAAGGTTATGGGATTAAGGGTAAAGACGGGAATGTAGGAGATTTCCATAAATGGGCCTCTCAGACTTTTCATGAAGCGGGGTTAACTGCGAAACAGGCTCAGGCTATGGCGGGTAAGTGGGATGCTTACGTTGAAAACCTGAATAAATCTGAGATGGATTCTTACACTCAAAAGGTTGAGCAAGAAGTAAGCAGCCTTAAATCAGAATGGGGGTCTAACCACGACAACCTAGTGAATCAGGCTAAACAAGCAGCAAAACATTTTGGAGTGCCTGAGGAAGTGATTAATGGGCTCGAAAAGCAAATGGGCTATACCCAAACTATGAAGTTTTTTCAGAAAATTGGGGCTAAGCTTGGCGAAGGTAATTTTGTAGCCGGGGAGCGTAACACTACAAGTATTATGACTCCTGAAGCTGCTGCTTCTAAACTACAAGAGCTTAAATCTGATCCTGAGTTTGTAAAAGCGTTTATTAACGGTGGAGCTAAAGAGAAGATGGAGATGGAACGATTGCATCGTTATATGTACCCTCAAGCTCAATAAGGGTTTGCAAGTTTTTTGTTTTAACTTTATCCTGATAAAAAGGCGATAACACCCGACTCGGGTGCCGCATGACCTCTAGAGGAATAGACTCTAGCCTACGCCCTGGGATTGGGAAGAAGCTGGCCCCGGTAGTTTCAGGATAAGCCTCTTCGCGAATATTAACTTATTTGCAAGGAGGACATCATGTCCGTCAATCTTTCAAGTCTGTACGCTCAGCAATTTGCGACCACGGTCCAATTGCTTCTTCAACAAAAAGGATCAAAACTTCGTCCATACGTTATGGAAGGAAGCCACGTCGGTAAACAAGCTTCTCCGGTTGATCAAATTGGAAAAGTAGAAGCTCAACTCGTCACCACTCGATTTGGTCAAATGGGCAGGGTGGATGCCGCTGTAGATCGTAGATGGGTATTCCCAAGCGACTACGATTTGCCACAATTGATCGACTCTTTCGACAAACTGAAAATGATCGTTGATCCAAAATCAAGCTACGCTTTGAATGCTACCTACGCATTCGGCAGAGCTATTGATAACGTGCTTATCTCCGCTTTCTTTGGAACCAACAAAACGGGCGAATCTGCAGGAACTTCGACGACCTTTACCGCTGGAAACATCGTTGCCGTTGGTTTCGGAGCCGCTGCTTCCGTTGGTATGACTGTCGCTAAACTCCGAGAAGGTAAACGCCTTCTTATGGGGTATGAAGTTGATTTGGATAACGATCCAATCAGTTGCGCAATCAACGCTAACTTGCATGACGACCTTCTTTCGGAAGCACAAATTATTTCGACGGATTTTAACGAAAGGCCAGTGCTGGTTGATGGAAGAGTCACCCAATTCGTCGGTGTTAACCTCGTTCACTGCGAGCGTTTGACCAACAACGGATCGAGCGATCGTCAAGCTCCAATGTGGGCAAAATCGGGCTTCTATCTCGGTGTATGGCAAGACATGATCACCGACATCTCGCAACGAAAAGACCTTCAAGCATTGCCATGGCAGATTTACGCAATGGCTTCTTTCGGAGCTACTCGCTTGGAAGAAAACAAGTGCATCTCTATCGTTTGCGATGATTGATAATTGAATTTTAAATAGAAAGGACTAATTAAATGGCTGTCGTAAATACACTAAGTAATGCGATTACAAACGCTGATGCTTCCCCACGGGTAGCAAACAGCTCTTATATTGAATGTGGAAAACTGAGAACCTCAGTAGGAACTGTTGAAGTTGCTGCTGCGGATGATAACGGATCTGTTTACCGATTTGTTCGATTACCTTCGGGCGCTCGCGTACAAAGCATCCGAATTTTTTGCGATGCAATCACTTCGGGCACTTCTTATGACTGCGGAATCTACCGCACTGCTGCGGATGGCGGAGCTGCGGTAGACGTTGACTCGTTCGCATCTGCGGTCGATCTCAGCTCTGCGATCACTACCGGAACTGAAATCCGGTTTGAAGCTGCGGACATTGCTCAAGTGGAGAAACGCCTTTTTGAACAAGCTGGCGTTGCTCTTTCTGCGGATCCATATGTTCAGTACGATATTTGCTTGACTGCGAATACTGTAGGAACTGCTGCTGGAACGATCTCTTTGATTGTTCATTGGGTGATCTAGTATTTAACTAAAAGGGCGGGGGAGTAAAATCTCTCGCCCTTTTTTTGACTTAAGGAGATTTTATGGCAACTCGTCGTTACATGATTAACAGAGGTGAAAACGAATTCAGTATTACTGAATCTGCTGGATCAGCTACCGCATCTAAAAATATTGAGCTTACCGTTGATTTGGCCGTAGGACTTACTAAAAACGAAGTTCTTTTAGCCATGGAAATGTTAGAAAATTTTCTTCTTAAAAACGCATCGGGTCAGCTTAAGGACGGTAGTTAATAATGGCTACAGTATCAGCTACTAAAGCTTTTGTAGGAAGAGACGGAGATAGATCTCCAATAGCTCCGGCGGTATCTGTAACATGGTCTTCTTTGGCTAACGGAGATTCCGGGGAAGCGGTTGAAGCTTTAAAATATTCGGATCGTTCGATCCAGTTTATCGGGACGTTTGGAGCGGGCGGAACGATTGTTCTTCAAGGTTCTAATGACGGAACTAATTGGGTTACACTTACTGATCCACAAGGCAACTCTATTAGTAAAACTTCTGCGGCCCTTGAAATGGTGAGTGAGCTTACTCGGTATGTAAGACCGAACGTAACCGCTGGGGATGGGACTACTTCATTAACTGCTATTTTAATTGCCAAAGAAGTCGAATAAATAAACAAAAAGGGGAAATAAAATGCCTAAGAATTTAACACTCTGGCCTCAGACTGGTGCGACTGTCACAGCGGTAGCGCAAGACAACGGCGAGATCAAAATCAACGTAAGTGAATACGGCGTGATGAAAAGCCAATTTCTCCCGTTCAGCGAGGATATGGTAGTATTCATCGACAAAAATTCTGGGAACATGTTTACTTTCCCGATTAAAATTGATTCCCCAGACTGGGAATTAGTTGGTGTGTTTAATAAGCCAAGTGTTGACGAGATTGCTTAATCATGTCGATCACTAATTTTAACGACTTCATCCGTTGTTCATCGGCGTATGGGATGCATAACGAGCCGATTTATTTGGATCAGCAAAGTTCATCGGTTTCGTTTAACAACTCTCTTCATATTGTTCGGGGGTATACAAGAGCACTTCCTACTCCATCGGCAAGTGTTGTTTCGTTAATTCCAACACTCCTAACCGCGCATTG